GATGAACGCAATATGCTCAAAAAGAAGATTTGTCAACCTTAAAAACCCGCTTAGTTCCCTCGTCAACTTCAGAGAGTATCTTAAACTTTGAAGTCTTGATGAGTTTCTCACCACTTTTAGTGACGAATGATTTCATCCGTTCAACTTCACCACGGGGCATCTTCCTGGTGTATTTGAGTGTGACATTCTTGTTTCCAATAGACAGTACAGTTGAAGACATTTTTAATATTTACCTATAATAAAAACATGCTCGCTTTCATTATTCTCGCGATTATCAACGCGTTCATTTTCACCCAGACTGGTGTCTCTAACGGTGATAAGAAGTGGACTGTTTACGGGACCATGGGTTGTGGTTGGACTCGTAAGCAGTTGGACTACATGAAGAAGAACGGCAAGTCTCACGACTTTGTCGACTGCGACAAAGAGGCGTGCAAGGGGATGAAAGCTTTTCCCACTCTGAAGAATCCTAACGGTGAGACGACTGTCGGGTATTCTGAAGTTTAAACGCCGCGCACGACGGCGAGGGAAAGGGAAAGAATGAACGCGTCGAGCATCGTGTTGATCGGCTTGAGCACGGTGATGTGCTTGACGAGGGAGCGGTTCCACACGAGGCGGAGGAGGAAAGTGCTGATGAGAATAACCAGTACGAAGACCAGAAACTCGGTGAGCGCGTCAGACTTGTTCTTGGAAACGGTAAGCTCCTTAATCATTTATTACAAGTAAATATTTTTTTTCTGAATGAATTACAAATGAAGGTACTACCTCTGAGTGGTTCCGAAAGTAAGTTCACCAATAGGAGGTGGGGAACTACAAAGGGTATAGGAAATAACAATTGTTACGCATATGCCGTTGGGGACTATGAAGCGTATAGATGGCAAAAGTCCATTCCCGGTGATCGCTCAGGACTGTCCAATGGAAACCACAATTATACCCATTGTACCGGTCTTCCTAACCGTGTCGTTTCTGATAACCCGACCAGGGTATACAGGGCCAAAGCCAACGAAAAATGTAAAAAGGGGTACTATAAAGTCATGATGTTTGTCTCGCCTGGGCGGCCCACAAACTATATTCGCCAAGGTGACTTTCATTTCTATAAACAACACGGGGTCGTAGAATACAAGGTGAAGCCTGGTGACACCATCGTATCGGTGGCCAAGTTTTTTAAGGTTCCTGAGTCACGGGTAAAGAGGGCTGGTACTTTCAAGGTGGGTAAACGTGTCGTCTTCAAAGCTAACGTCTTCAGTCACAAGCGTGGGTGGGCGACTGGGCCGCTTCTGACTGATGCGAAGGGAAAGTCCATCATGGACCCCCGTAAGGCTTCGAGGAACTACCCAGGTTTGAACTACGAAAGGTACTGTTCATCCTTCTGTGTCAAGAATAGAGGAATCAAAGTCGGTCAGACTCACCCCAAGGTCCGCAAGAATACTGTCTAAATCTGGTTGATTTTCTACATCAAAGGTAATATCAAATAAATCTAAAACATCGAATATAGAATCTTCATTCAAGGACACAGAGTTTGCCACTGCTGTGTAATTGTTATGAATCGTGACGATGATTTTAAACTGAGAGGCATCAAATACTTTTCTACACGAGGGGCATGTATTCTTACCTTGATCTTTCCATCCCTGTAGACAGTGGGAATGAAACATATGTCCGCATCGGATGGGAGGGTTTGTCCTCGTACATCTGACTTCACCGAGACATATGGCACATGTCGACATTCTATAGGAAGGTTTTAAGTTTTTTTTCGTGATTTCTCTCAGTTAGTAAATATCGGGAACCTTGAGAAGAGGTTTATCACAGGTTTTGCAGTTTTCCTTACCTTGTTCCTCCTGGACCTTGGAGAGAAGACCCGGTCCCTGCTTCTGGAGAAGTTGACGGTACGAGTAGTTATCCTCGAAAGAGATGCCATTCTGCTTCATCACGTAGTTGTTGAAGAGTTGCGCGGACGAGTTTATGGTGAAGCACCGTCCATCGGCCATACCAAGTCGTTGACTCATGTTGTTACTATAAAATCAGAAATTAATTTGCCTGTTCGTGATCGTCTTCATCCAAGATTGAAATCCTTTTTGTCTGAGTTTCTCAATCAAAGGTTCACATCGATATCCCAAATAAATATCAAACACATCAGTCTCTTCTGTTGGTGATACCCTGATTTCGGGACATTCGTTTATGTGCTGGTTGATGATATTATAAGCGAAAGCAATCTCCTTCAGTGTCTCTGCACCGGTGATGATGATCTTACCAGTGCTGAAAATACTGCATGTAATCTCTTTCATGTCGTGGGCTGGCTTGAACTTAATCTTGACGGCAGAATACCTATCCGGTTCGAAAGAAACTTTAAAGATGTCGTTGTACTCTTCGAACCAATCAGAGACTTTCATGAGATTGACGTTGTAGTTGAGACTGAAGTTACTGTTGATCATCACGACTCGGAAATCAATTTCGGGGACGTCAAACTCCATTCCCAAAAACGTTTTAAAAATGTGTATGAGTTGTGTGATGATGCGTTTACAGTCGAAGAGGTCACAACACCCCGCCACCTGAACACTTCCGTTGGGAAACACCTTGACCGATTTGGTACTGTACGTGTCGTGATACGTGAGTGTCACTTGATTGTAGAACGTCGTGGGTTTCAACGTCCATTCGAAACCGTCGGTGTTCTTTCCTTTGCGTCGCATCTTGTACGAATCGATCCGTTCGAACGTTTCACGGAGTTTCTTTATGTTTATCTCCCGTTCAAACTTAGAAACCATCGTGATGGTGGTGATCTTGACCCACGAAGGACGCGTTTCATCGGGTAAACCCCTGCGCATCTCATCGAGTGTGAGGAGATACGAAAAACTATTATTTGCAATAGTCGAATACATTTTTGAACTTGATTTCATCACTGGGGTACGACCACTTAGGTGTTTAAAGAGAACATTCGTTTTTTAACTACATGACATCTTTCGTAAAGTCAGCTAAGCACGTTTTCGATGTCGAATGCGATCTCTCGTATGTCGAGATTGTTTATGATCGTTTCGTAAAAGGTGAAGGGTACACCGCATTCACCGATTACATAAACACGGAACCTCTCGCGGACTGGACAGCTCTCATGTCAGAGAAGCGCACCATTCCTTACGATAAGTTCCTGGATGCTATGGTGAAACCGACACTCGAGGTTCGACAGCGTATGGCGGAACTCGCACTGGAAAACTTCCTTTCTTACATACAAGATAACCGGTCGTATGTTCGCGTGGTACACGCTATTCGTATTCTTGATCCAACGTTCCAACCACCCCGTGTAAACATGGAGAGTGCTTGGCAGATGGAGTTTGTTAAGAATGTGTGTGAAGAACACGTACTGAACGCTATAGAGTTGTGCACTAAAAAGTCACGTCTCAAATATTTCTTCAACGTCTTAAAAATAATAGAGTTAGAATGAGTACCAACAGGACAAGGAATACCCAGCGCCACGGGATACTCTTGTTCGAAACACCAACCTTCACCTTCGCCTTTGGTTCGTAACATGAAAAATTCCTCTTCGGATGCACGGTCTTTTCGATGAGTTCCGGTTTGTCCTCACTCTCACACAGACCGACGGAACAAAAGACACTCTTCTCTTTCACGGGAATAGAAATCGTCGGTTTCACTTCCGTAAAGTCCTTGAAATCTCCCGTCTGTCGCACACCCCCTGGAAGGGAAAAGTCGTGTGTGACAAATGGGTTCACATCGTTAATGGCATCGTCGTCGTTGAGCATAAACTTACTCATCGCTGTTACTACTACTTTAGATTATAATTCTTACCGTTCATTTTAGAACGGTGTTCCTCCCACATCTTATCGAGGTCGACGTTTAACATGTGTGCCAATTGGAAAAGATAACTGAAGACATCCCCCATTTCCATCATCACGTCCGTGCCACGCTCTTTCTTCAAACCAGTCTTCTTGAACGTCCTTTTGTATTGTCGAATCGCCGATGCCAGTTCACCAAACTCCTCTGTCAAGAGAAGCCATACTGTGTCAACAGCAGCGCGATCCCATCCTTTCGATTTACATACCTTCTCGGTTTCGGTTTTATAATAATTTAGACTCATCTTATCCTTCCAGCGACGCAAAACTTTAATTGATGCCAATCTTGTTATTGAAGTCAATCTTCTTTCCCACAGTACTGGTATTTATAGGCTGATCCAGGGGAACACTGATAGTGTCTATGTCACGCACGTACGTAATATACTGGGACACCCCCGTCTGGATTTGGGAAATGGCCGTATCGATGACACGAGCGTTGATGTTTCGAACCTGTTCGTTCACTTTGCTGTAGTGATCACCAGAGTTGTTGATGAATACCATGCGCATGATACCGTAGAGATCATCGGGGTTTTGGTAGTCTATGGCGATACCAGTTTTGTCCTTGAACGTCTGACGAATCCCACGCTGGAGAAGATTGATATTGAATTCCGAAAAAAAGAGGGTGTTCAGTGGAGTATCACACTGCTTGATGGAGTCCATTTTAATATAGTCGCCGAAAAAAATTGTGTGTCAATAGTAAATGCTGAACTTTGCTGACTTCGACAGTGTGTACGCCAGCAAGCCCCAAAATGTGGAGGAGATTCCGTGCCAGCCTCCAGCCTGCTTCGTCGGTTCTTACGCTCCGGTGGCTAAGGCTGGTGAGGAAGGTCCGTTCTACGTGAACACGTATCTTCTCCAACCGAACCGCAAGATGGAAACGGTCGGAACTGTCGCCGTGAGGAGTAAAGATCTTGAGTGCAGGAAGTAACTTAAAAATAAAATTGGAACTTTAGGTATATGAGGGTTGTTAAACGCTCAGGTCGTGTTGAGGATATGAAATTTGATAACGTCACCAACAGGATTAAGAATTTAACATATGGACTCTCTGAAAATTGCGACTCTTCCAAGGTTGCCCAACAGGTATTTTCATCTATGTACGACAACATCACAACCCAAGAAATCGATACGCTCTCGGCTGAAATTTGTATTGGTTTGATTACATCGGAACCAGACTATGAGACGTTGGCTACACGAATCATCGCCAGTAACATCCAAAAGGTCTGTCCAAACAACTTCCATCTCGCCATGCGTAAACTTCAAAAGGCAGGTGTCATCACCGATGAAGTCGTCGAGGTTGCACAACATGTGAAGGGTAACATCGACATGGAACGTGATTTTGAATTTGGATATTTCGGTTTGAAGACTCTCGAAAAGAGTTATCTTCAGCGTGTTGATGGAAAGTTGATCGAAACGCCTCAGTATATGTTCATGCGCGTCGCCATCGGTATTCATGGAAAGGATGTTCCAGCCGTACTCGACACGTACGATAAGATGTCTCGGGGTCTCTTCATCCATGCCACACCTACACTGTTTAATGCTGGTACCCCGAGGCCACAAATGTCCTCGTGTTTTCTCATCGCCGGTAAGGAGGACTCCATCGATGGGATCTACGGCACTTTGACGGAGTGTGCGCAAATCTCAAAATGGGCGGGTGGTATCGGTATGCACATTCATAACATTCGTGGGAACAAGTCTCGCATTCGAGGTACGAATGGACAATCCGATGGGATCATCCCCATGCTCAGGGTCTTCAACGCCACCGCGCGCTACGTGAACCAAGCCGGTCGTCGCAAGGGATCCATCGCCGTCTACCTGGAACCGTGGCATTCGGATATCATGGAGTTTTTGGAGTTGCGTCTCAATCAAGGTGATGAAGAAGCTCGGTGCCGCGATCTCTTCTCGGCCATGTGGATCCCGGATCTGTTCATGAAACGGGTCGAAGAAGGTGGAAAATGGTCTCTCTTCTGTCCGGACACGGCGAAGGGTCTCTCGGATTGCTACGGTGAAGAGTTTGAGGCGTTGTATACCAAGTACGAAGAAGAGGGTCTCGCCAACGCGACTATTCCCGCCGCTGACGTGTGGAAGGCGATTCTCAAGTCTCAAACGGAGACTGGGACACCGTACATGCTCTACAAGGATGCGTGTAACGCCAAGAGCAACCAAAAGAACTTAGGTGTCATCAAGAGTTCAAATTTGTGTACCGAAATTATTGAGTACACCGACAAGGACGAGACGTCTGTGTGTAACCTGGCTTCTATCGCCCTCCCCAAGTACGTGGACAAGGAGACGAAGACCTTTGACTTTCAAAAACTTCATGAAGTTGTGAAGACCGTCACAAAGAACTTGAATCGGGTCATCGATCGTAACTTTTACCCAGTTGAGACGGCGAGACGTTCCAACATGAAGCATCGCCCAATCGGTCTCGGTGTACAGGGCCTCGCGGATGTATTCATCCTATGTGGCCTTCCTTTTGACTGTGAAGAGTCTCGTCTCATGAATGCACACATCTTTGAGACTATGTACCACGCGGCCCTGGAGGCATCTTCCGAACTCGCAGAAATAGAGGGTTCATATGAGAGTTTCCAAGGCTCACCTGCTTCAGAAGGTATCCTCCAACCTGATATGTGGGAGGGAGAGACCAGGTTTAGTGGTCGGTACGATTGGGATGCCATGCGCGAACGCATCAAGGCGAAGGGACTCAGGAACTCACTTCTCATGGCACCCATGCCCACAGCTTCCACTGCACAAATCCTGGGCAATAATGAGTGCTTCGAACCCTACACGACCAATATTTACCTCAGGCGCACACTCGCTGGTGAATTCGTTGTGGTCAACAAGCATCTCGTTGATGATCTCAAGAAAGTGGGTCTCTGGTCCAAGGAAATGAAGGACCTCATGGTGAAGGCGGGTGGCTCTATACAAAATATTGTGGATATACCAGATGCTATTAAGAATCTTTACAAAACTGTATGGGAAATTAGTCAAAAGTGCATTATCGACATGGCAGCAGACCGGGGTCGTTTTATCGATCAATCACAATCTATGAACCTCTTCGTAGAGAGTCCTACCCTTTCAAAGCTTTCATCGATGCACATGTACGCGTGGAAGTCTGGTCTCAAGACGGGTATGTATTATCTCCGTTCCAAGGCGAAGGCTCGACCAATCCAGTTCAGTCTCGAGCCTGATTGTGTGGCGTGTTCTGCTTAAAGTTTTCATGGGCTATACGGTTAGAACATGGACAAAGCACTCGAGAATATTCAAATTAATGAATACAATAACCGAAAAATCGTCATCTCGACAAAGCAGGGTACACCCCTCCGTGTTCAACTTCCACGCATGTACATGCCATTCGGTGTGTCTGGGTTCACACCTGAAGTTGGACCCACCAAGTACAACGTCGATTTTGCCATCAAAGGGTACGACGAAGAAGAGAGCTACATGAAGAAGTTCTACGAGACGTTGAGGCAACTTGAAGGTACGATTATCGATGCCGTCGTCGAACAGAGTGAATCTATTTTTGGATCTCAGATGACCAAGGAGGATCTTCTTCCCATGTTTAACTCGAACGTCAAGGAATCACCCGGTCGAGAACCAAAGTTTCGGATCAAGGTTGACACGACTATGGAGGATCAGATTAAGGCGAACGTCTTTGATGCGGATAAAAATCCAATTCGAGACGAGGCAACCAACGGTCTCTACGCAAGGAATAGTGGGCACGCCATCGTTGAACTCAACAGCGTCTATTTCTTGAACAGGAAGTTTGGTTGTACCTGGAAACTTCATCAGCTCATCGTCTATGAACCTCAAAATCTAAAAGGATTTCAATTTATCATTTAAAAGTAAAATACTATACACAGCCTGAGCCTCCTTAAGTAATTTACCCTGCACCCTGGTAAATTTCTTTGGGTCCAAACCTAATTTAATCTTAGCTACGCGGACAGACTCGTCCCATTTCGCGAGAGTCATGCTTACTTATTATCCTTGATTATTTTTTTGTACGCCTTGGTACCCTCCTTGGGAACGAGGCAAAAGCAATCATCCTTCTTCTTCGCCACTTCGATGAACGCCTTGAACTTGGGGTTGCTCTTGAGAGACTTCTTGGAAGCCTTACTCGCAGCCTTCGAGATGATACGCCCATCCTTCATCTTGAGATCCTTCTTCATGAGACCACCAGAGGTCTGATCAGCGGTACCGTGAAACACTTCAGCGCGAGAACCAACAGTCATTTATATTACGCGCGGAAAATTTTCTTGATGTCCAAAATGGAAATCTTTTCAGTTGTTCTCTTTACTGGTATTTGTCTTTCAACCCTCTCATCGTTGAGAACTTTTGAACACACGAGAGATTTGTGACCTTGGAGCGCGAGAATTTCTTCTTCAACACTCACGAAACGGGGACACTCCTTGTATATCAGCTTTTTCACGTAGACAGGTTTGGTCTGACCCGTTCGATGCGCCCTACCGATAGCCTGAAGTTCCGTGGCGGGGTTCCATGAAGGTGCCGTGATGTACACTCGAGTCGCCTCTTGAAGGTTGAGACCTTGTCCTCCACTTCGAATTTGGATGATGAACACAGCCCCCGGTGGAGCTTTCTTGAAACCCTCAATCTGATTGTCCCGCTCCTCCTTGGGGACTGATCCATCGATTCTGAAAACTGGGCATTTCATCTGACTTTGGATATAGTTCATCTCACCCCTGAACTGACAGAAGATGAGAGACTTTTCATCTGGGTGACTATCAATCATACGGAAGAGGGTCTCCATCTTGTTCGAGCGACCCACCCACTGCTCTGGCTTTGTTCCATTCTGTTTGGCGACACCTTCAAGATACATGGCTGGCCAGATCATCGCCTGCCTCGCACGAAGGAGGCATTCCAAGATGACCATATTCTTCGCGTTCAAACTCTGTGCATGTCTGAACGCATCACGAATCGTCTCCTGTGCCTCGAGGAACACGACTTCGTACAATTGCTTCTCATCCGGAAACATCTCCAGTTCCACATTCTCAAAGTGACAAGGAGGCAGTCTTAAACGCTCACTAATTTGGGCCAAGTCTTCCTTTGTGCGTCGAAGGATATAGATATCCTTGATCTTGTTCGTCATACCCTGTACGACCACCTTCGAGAGACCCAAAAACGTACACAGAGACACAAAGTCCTCCATGGAATTGAACACCGGTGTACCCGTCACGATCCACTTGATCTGAGTTTTGAGTTGACAGACACTCTTGAAAAGTTTGGAAGTCTTGTTTCGAATCTCATGAGCTTCATCGAGGATGACGCGGTTCCACTGGACCAT